CTGGGGCACGAGCGATTCTGTGAATCAACATCGCATCTTCCATAAGAGATAATTGTTTCCAAACTCTACGACCACCTTCAATCATAGCTTTACCATATGGAAGGAAATTTGTATCTGATAATAAACGGAAGTGAGCCATTTCATAGTTCTCATATTCCTTTTTACCAAATCTATCTAATTCAACTTTAAACTTAACGTAGTTTTGATTAGATGGGTCAGTACCTTCTAATCTTTCGGTATTATATACAGAATAAGGTAATACATTTACAATACCCTTACCCTCTGCTATTTCCAATGCTAAAAAGAAATCACCATATTTTACCAAGTTTCTTACCCAAGGCCATAAGTTAAATTCTATATTAATTACATCATAGAATAAGTTATGTAGTATTGCACTTACATTCTCATTTGTTGATTTAATAGTAAGAGTATCTCCGTATTCATTTTTTGTTGTAGATTCATCAGCGTAAATATCTAATGCTGATGCTATAATTGGGTCATTATCCATAGCATCATAATCTCTAAAAAGCTCTCTACGAACTTGATGATATGCCATTGATTGTGCACCCTGATTAGTCTCATAGTAAGACCTTTGTAACTTTGTATATCTATCTCTTAGATTTACGAAGTTTGTATTCATTTGGCGGTCATCCGTATCAACAACCTTACGTTTACCGTCTTTATCAACGGTTACGATAGCTTGCGATGCAAACAATTTCTTTAATCTACCAAAAAAACTTCTATCATCTATTTCCTGTTCTGCCATAATTTATTATTAATTTCTAAAAAATCCCATTTTGACATTATATAACATAAATATCGTAAAATATCAAAACCCTACAACCATTGAGTTAAATCTTCAAATCCATCTCCAATCCTCATTGCCCAAGGATTATCATCCATAGTGTTTCCACCACCATATACACCATTGTAAGTATGTGATGTAATACCACCAACTGCACTCTTTGTTAAATCAATACCTTCTTGTCTTAATCTTAGTGCAGTATCTCTAACCCACAATCCAATTGAAAATGCCATTACCAAGTCATCATTATAACCTTTCATAGCTTCAGCTCTACCATTCATATAAATAAATGTAAATAATTCATCTATCAAACGAGAAGAACGAACTATAACTGATTTCTCTCTAAAGTAATCAGTTAATTTAGATATAATTAAAGGTCTAGTTTTAGATGTGGTTGAAAATCCCGCTACTAATCCTCTTTCCTCTGCTCTATATCTATTTGTTATTTGATTTTCAGTATCAATGTATTTTAAATCCTTACTCATATAGAATAAGTTTTTATATGCTCTATCAATAACTTGCTGAATTGTTGCCCATCCAATGTTTGCGTTCTCCACTACAAGCAATGCATCATTATATTCAGTTGAAAGTGCTACTAAAAAGTTTCCAAAATCCTTTGTATCAACTCTACCTTTATATTCAGCTACTTGAACCGAATTAACTATATCAATTACATGACATGTAGAATAATCCCCACCATCTCCTCTAGCCACATCGGCCACAACCATATACGATTTGTTATAATCAGCATGTTCCCATTTCCAAAGGTTTCCATCAAATCCACCTTTCTCTATTGGATCCTGAATGTACGTTTCTTTATAGAACATTAGGGTTTCCGGTTCAATTACAGTTTCACCAGAAGATACGAAGTCACAATCACACTCTTGAGCTGCTTTCTTTTGTCCTAATAATTTCTCCTGCTCATCTCTCCATCTTTGGTCTCTTTCAGGATGTACTGTCCAATGTAATCTGATTGTATTAAATGGATTTCTACTTTCCTCAGCTCCTAACCAAGTTTGGTGAAACCAGTTACCCACACCATTTGGAGTAGATAATGCAATACAACTACCACCCGTTGAAAGTGTTGATTGAGCTGCCACCCAAATTTCATCGATATCATCAATGAAAGCGGCCTCATCAAATATTAGAAGTGATAATGCTTCAGAACGTCCTGCGTCAGGAGATGAAGCAATAGCCTTAATTTGAGAGCCATTTTGTAAACGAAGGGAAAGTTTGTTATCCTCCAAAGAACCTCCTTTAAGCCAACTAGGAAGCAATTCATGCATCACTCTTACCTTTGTTACTAAGTTCTTTGCAACATCTTGCTTTGTTGCAATAACTAATACGTTAAAATCTGAATTGAATATCATTTTCCAAAGTGCATATCCGGCTGATAAGGTTGAGATACCAGTTTGTCTTGATTTTAGGACTATATTAAATCGATTACCATTAAATTGTGTTAAAGTTCTTTCCTGAAACGGAAATAGATGAAATGGTATCTTACCCCTAACAGGATGTTGAATCATACAATACTTCTTCATAAAGTGAATAGGGTCTACCGCACACTTTTTGTATTCTTCCGTAATTATATCTTTTAAAGATTTCTTTTGTGTTATACCAGTACTCATACTAATCGTTAAGTGGTCTTACTAAATCGTAATTTTTATCTTTTAATTTATCGTAAGCCTCATTTCTTAATTTAGTAGCTTGTTCAATCTCAGCTTCAAACTTAACAATTTCTAAAAGTATTTCTGCTTTAAGTTCTTCTACATCCCTTTCCATACTCCAAGTTTCAATCTTACCATCTTCTTGAACTACTTCATAAGTTTGTTTTGCATCTCTATATGCTTGCTTAAACTGAGATACAATATCATTACCATGTGCAATCATATTGGAATATATTTTATAATCCTCATATTCTTTCCACAAACCATCATATTTTATTTGAGCTTCTCTTAACGTAAGACAATGTAAACAATATCCAGTTTTAGATATTAATTTTTTATCAACTCTACCTATTTTGATTGTTTTGCAATTATCAGATTTACAGCTATTTAACTTATCTAAATAAGCTCTTGTTTCAGCCATAATGTCACCCAATTCAGAAACCTCTATTTTACCAGCTTCATATTGCTCCCAAGACTTACCTTTATTATCAGTCCATCTTTCACCAACTTCTCTTTTTATGATTTCGTTATCTGCCCCAGAAAATGATATTTGTGTATTTTTTTCATACTCACCACCAGTCAAAACCATATCAACCAACTTCCTACGAGTTGGATGCATAAACTTTTTATTAAATTCCTTTGCCATATTATATACAATATATTCGTATATATAAGTATATCAAAATAAAGAAAACGATATTATTTATCGAAGAAAATACCTAAAATTTGATTTAGGGGTGCGAATGCACCAGTTAATTTGTAAGTGTTACCACCATATACAAATACAATACCCTCATTTGGTACAATTTTATCAAATCCACCAAGTGCATTAAGTCTTTGTAACTCTAATTTTAATTTTGCAATCTTTTTAGGGTCACCACTACCTTTTACTTGTGTTATTGTACTTTGTAAACGAGATACCATTTGCTTTTTAGCACTATCAGGATTTGCTGTAAGTACTGAAGTCATAAATGATAATACATCAGCCCCAACTCCTAAAAATATTTCTTCAAATCTCATTAGATTTTGTTTTGATATTTTTTGTTGGTCTTGCTTATCAATTTGCTCAGCCCATGCTCTTAATTTATCATCTTTTATATCAGCAATTCTAAATGATTTATTTCCAAAAGCCCACCTTTTAACTAATCCTATTTTTTGCTGATAATCTAACTTCTTAGCTGCTTTATCAACAAAGTTCATCCACCAAGCTTGATGGTAATCAGCTACTCCATCGGAATCTTTTAATCCAAATTCAGATTGTAGTTTTGAAATCATTGAAAAATACTTTCCTTGACGAGAACTTAAATCATCGGATTTTGGTAAAGATTGCATTGGAGGTCCTTGTATTGTATATTTAGATTGAACATGCGCATTTACTTGTTTAATCATACCTGCCAATATTCTTGCCGCTTGTTGGTTTTCACCAACTACATTACCTTCTTTATCATATTCGAATGTACCATGAAATACTAAAAGTGGTTGACCATATGGAATTACATTTACTGATGTTGGATATATTACTTCCAAATTCATAAAACATGTACCATTTTTAAATACCATTTTTCTTTGAGCTTCTGATAGACCTGATATTGCTTTTGATAAATCTTGCATAGCGAAGTTGTAAGCATCAGTTAATCCACCTCTACCAGCAAACTTATCTGCTACCTGTCCAATTGTCATAGCCCCAACACCACCATTTTTTAAATGAGATTTATTACGAGCAGCAACTAATCTTCCGTTCACCCAACTAATTGCCAGTGCCTGTCCATCAGTCTTTTCTCTTGCGGTTTCCAAGTCACCATTAAGTGCTTTGGATACAATATTTTTTAAATCACTAAATGTAAGATTCATTTCAATATCAAATGGGTGATTCATATGTCCATATGCACCACCTTCCATTAATAATGATTCGTTTAAATCAGCAGGTTTTTTGAATCCATACTTTTTAATACGATTGTATTTATGAACTACATCATTATGCGTAGCTATTGGTAGTTTTTGGTCTATTGCTGATTTCTTTTCTCTTTCAGATGGTATTTCATCAAAGAAATCCCAACCTTCTAAATTATTTAAATAATAATTTTGGTTATTATAATCATCCCAATCAGCATTCCACATTTTGCCAGTTGTTGCGTTACCATCATTATAGAAAGCACCATTTCCAGTTGTTTCAGATATACTACCACCTTCAATTGATGCTAACTTTTCATAATAGTTAATATCTTCCCACAAATGGTCCATAGCTATTTCAGTTGCAATACGAACATCGGTTGTATGTTCCATTTCAACTTTAATACCCTTCATTAATTTAGGTTTGATATATTCTTTCGCATATTGCTTTGGGTCATAGTATCCTTTCGAATCGTACTTCTTAGCCAAATCAATTATAGTTTTTCCTTTTGCTAAACCACCAGGAATTTTATCTTCATCAATTTCTTCATACCCACTCATTCCTTTATTGTTAAGTTTTTTACTAACCTTCTTAACATCATCAGCTTTAGGTGCTCCATTAATATATCCACCAGGCAAACCCAAACCAACACCAGCTCCACCAGGCAATCCCATTTCTTTTAAATTTTCTTTTTTAGGGATTCTGAATGTTACTGCTTTCTTACCATTAATTGTTGGCATTCCCCACTCATCCTTACCTATATTTTTAACTAATACTTTTTTGTTTTTGAACTTACCCATTAACAAAGTATCACCAACATTTACATTTAAACTTATTTCTTCATTAATACATTCTTTAAGTTTTTTCAATTTAAGAGTAATTAATTTGAATATTTGTTCATCAAACTTTGGATATGCTTTTGTAAAATTCTTCTTTCTTTCAGTTTCGCTACCAGCACTTAACCAATATCTAACATCAGTACCACTAATAGGATTTGCTGTTGCAGGTGATGCGTAAACATAACCTCTATCTAAATAAGGTTCGGTTACCTTCCCTTTGTATGCTGTAAAATATTTACCACTTAAACGAGATGAATCTTTTTCACCAACTACAGTTATAAAACCAGTAGTATCCTCATCGTATTTATTTAGAATTTCTTCAGGTGCATATGGATTTCTAATATTGACAATTTTGTTTGATGGAATACCAAACATATTTGTCATTATTGTTTTTTTCTCTTTAAAATTAAATGGAGATTTTTTTGAATCGGTAACATTAGAAGTTCCGATATATACGCTATCTTTACCGAATTTGCGTACTAAATTATCATAAGTTGCGTAATGGCCCTTATGAAATGGTTGAAAGCGGCCCGAATAGACAACAACTACTTTGTCTATGGAATCCGCTTTCTCCAATAATATTGATTCTACTAAAAATTGTGATAATTCGTTCATTATATAGTTCTTGCTATATAAATATTCGTTATTATTCTTTTACAACTTTCATACCAGAACTAGCAGGCTGTTGAGCTTGCTGTGCTTGTTGTTCAGCTAATTGCTTTCTACTTGGTGCACCTGGTTGATATTGAACTGTACCCTCTTGTAAGTTAATTCTACCTTGTGGGTATTTATCATCTAATGAATCTAAAACTTCTTTTAATTCTAAATTAATAGATTTAAAATCATTTTCTCCTTTTTCTAAGATTTCACCCAATCTAATTAATTCCTCTTCAATTTCTCTCTTTCTAATATAGATTTGTCCAAAATCTGCAATTAGATTGTTTGATTTTTGATTTAAGTCTGTAATACTTTTTAGTACATCCTCATCTAATTTAGCAATTTCAATTTCAATTGATTGCTTTTGTGGAATTTTGTCTAACTCTGCCATAATTTATTATTTATTGTTTTGTATATATAAGTATATTGTTTTTATATTTTTTATAAGAACTTTTCCAATTGTTTTATTACCATTTCGGATGTAATTAATTTAGTACATTCAAATTGTCTATTTGTACCTTTGTGGTCTGGGCACCAATTCCAATCACCAGCATCTAATCTAATTCGATTAAAACAACCTTCACATGCTCCTTTTGGTGCTGTGATTCTTATACAATCTTTCATTTCTGCCCAATCATACGAAAATCCACTAACTAAAACAGTTGGTACATCCAATGCCCAGCTCAGCCAACTTAATCCACTACCAATACCAATAAATGCTTTAGATTTTTTCATTTCATCCATAACACCTTCAATAGGTCCATGCGGATGATGTACTATTCCTTTTGGTAATTTATTACCCATATAGTCATCACCTTCTTTTGATACTAATTTTACAATGTAACCTTTATTTTTTAACCAATCTACTACATCTTGCCACCCAGTTGGATTATTCCAAAATTTAGATTGGGCAGTTCCGAATACACCAATACATACTTGCTTTAGTGTATCATTTGATTTAATATTTCTTTCTTTTAGTTTTGGTTTAACCTCAATATAATCAAGTCCCAAAATATCAGATGCCATTTTTTGAAGGGTAACATTTTTAGGGTCAATTGGATTTTTTAATAAATTTATTGAATCATCATCGTTATAGAATAATCCAATAGAATACATAGAATATAAATTATCTACATTAATTCCCGGCTTAACAAATTCTAAATTTGGATATTGTTCAACAAACATTTCATTCATAAATGTAGAAGTAATAACATCACATTCATGTTTTTTTCTAAACTCATCCATATAAGGAAACCAAGCTAATGTATCACCCAATGCTCTGGAATCCAATGATATATAGACCCTTTTACCTTTTGCATTATAAAGATGCTCATACCAAAGTTTTCCATCTTCATATATGTTTACCTTCCATTCTACAAAATATTCTATGTTACATTTAGTCCAGCAATTAGAACCAATATTACTACTAAATAAAACTTTACCTGTTTTATTATCCACAAAATCAACTTTATAGTCAGCTTTTTTATTTCCAGTAATTTCTACAAATGGTCCTCTTACAAAATGAAGTTTTACTTTATTTTGAACTTTAACTATATTGTTTTCATTCTTTTTTAAATTATCGTATATCATTAACTCCAAGTTTTAACTGTCTCATCTAATAAAGAATATCCTTCAGCTTGCTTACTATAAACTTTATTTGTTGTATATCTAGGTTTTGGGTGATTAGCAAATACATGATTATACCAAAGGTCTCCAACATCCCAACCACAATCTTCAATCCTATCCATCCACCATTGTTTTGTTCTATTTGGAATTAGATATGCATGTGCTAAATCCTGATTTGCTGCCGTTTTTGAAAATAAATTATCGATTCTATCTTTAGTCCAAGATGGATTATCAGCTAGTCCTATATAATACACATCATCTCTCTCTGATAAAAAACAAGCTCTATGTACGATTTCAACAAATTCTTCCAAACCAACATTGATAAACGCATCTGCTTCAAATATTAATGTGTAGTCATAATTTGTTTCATCCATAGTTTCTAATGCCCCTCTATGTGCTAAATAGCATCCATAGTGCCTACCAGTAATCCAACCCAATCCAGCACCAGGATGTAATTCACCTGGCTTATTATCTTTACTTATATGCTCCGGTCTTCTACAATGTTCAGCAGGTGCAAATCCTTCATATGGTTTATTTACAATTGGCTGATAATCCATTCCGTATTTAGCTAATTGTTTTATAGATGCAATACTAACTCTTTCTCTAGCATCATCCGGCCTAGTTAATAAATGTTTAATTTGAATACGAGGTTTTCGTCTAACCCAACATCTAAAAAATGATTTATCAAATTGATTGTAAAAGTATTCATGAACTGCATCATTAACTCCTTGAAAAATATTGTAATCATCACCACTAATAACGCCACCCGGTTTTACCTTATTATACCAAACTTTAATATCATCCATAACTTCGGTATATGAATGACCACCATCAATCATTATATAATCAATACTTTGATTTGAAAATTGAGATGCTGCATTTTTTGATTCATCTTTTATAATATCAAATTTTCCATAGTTATTTGATATAACTGTATTTTCTATAAATTCATAAAATATATCTCCATTAAAAGTATCTACAATATTTAAATGCAAATCTTCAGTTGGAGTTCCTTTGAAAGTATCTATGGTTGTAAAATGTATGTTCTTTTTAGATTCTTTTATTTTACCAGCTAAATAATTAGTTGATTTACCAAACCACGCACCCACTTCAACAAAAGTTGAATTGAATGGAGTTGTTTCTACCATTTTATCGTATAATGATTTATATATAAACCAGCCCGGTATTTCGTTGAAATCGGGCATCAAAGTTTGTAATATAATTCTTTTAGTAATTTTTAAATCATCATCAATATAAGTTACTAATGGATTATTATCGTAGGTATCTAAATATGTGTGAAGTTTTCTGAATATAGAAGGTAATTTATACGAAAGCGCTTCTTTAATTGAAAGGGGATTTAATTCCAATTTAGAACTAAAATAAAACATATCACATGCTGCATAGAAGGTATCTACATCATCACGCTCTCCCCATATCACACAATTTTCAGGTTTATGATTCATTAGTGGTTTCCAATAATCTTCAAAATTCATAGCTTGGTTACCAACAAAGTGAAATTTAATTTTATACTTTTCTAATTGTCTTGCTATTGCAAATACTTCACTTTGATTTTTACCAGGTGCAAACAATCCCACATTAAGTACATGCTTCCAAGTTGGGTCCAATTCCAATTCAGCTTGTGCAGCTTCTTTATCAAATGTATATTCTTCAATTGGATATTCCCATAACATAGTTTCAACCCCAGTATCAATAAATCTTTGTCTACTCCATTCAGATACTAAAACATATCTATCAGGTTGATAAATTATTTCAGATGGATTTGTGAATGAACCATGTGTAGTTGCTACAATATAATAAGGTCTACTTTTTCTAAATATTACGTCTAATGCATATTTTGGTAAATCAAATTGTGGAATTTCCTGAAAATGTATTATATCAGGATTATATTGTTCAATTATTTCAATTATTTCCGTTTTGTCTTCGCCCAATGTATGTACTGCAACTAACGATTTTATTCTATTTTTTTGAACTACAAACGCATCACCACCACTATTGTTTATTTCAACAACTTCAATATCAAACTCATTAATAAAATGCTTTATTTGCTTGTATGCGTATTGCGGCTGTCCACCAGTAGAAAGGTGAGGACATACATAAAGTAACTTTTTGCGTGGATTTTCCATTAAACTATTTATTGTAACAAATATACGAAATTATTTTGAAACTGCCAAATTTATTTATTCAGCAGATTCAAATTTAATTACACCTTCTTCTAAATTTATTTCTCCATTTGGATATTTTCTTTGTAAATCAGATAATATGTTCTCCAGTTGAAGTCCTATATTATCAAATTTTTCTTCAGATTGGGTTTTAATTTCATTAGCTTTTTTCAATTGAGATTCAAATTCTCTAATTTGTAAAGATAATTGTCCTAATTCAAAAATAATTTGATTTGCATCAGATTGATATTTTACTATCTTATCCAATGTACCTTGTTCTAATTTTTCAATTTTTTGTGCCATAATATTGTTTGTTTATATATAAGTATATATTTTTTAAGAATTAAGTTGATTTAATTTATCCTCCAAATCTTTAACTTTTTGAGATAGTTCTTGCATTGCTCTCCACAATGGGAATACCAATCCAGTTTTATCAACATCGTATGGTAACATTATTTTAGTACCATCTTCGTTTAATTTTTCAACACCATTCTCATCTCTATCAGGTTCCATACCAACATATTCCTCAAGACCAGCTTCTAATAATTCTTCTGCAATCAAACCTATATTTTGAGGTCTACTTTCCTTATCAGCATCTACTTTCCAATAGAATGTTTTTACATCTATACTATTAATAACATCTAATATGCTTGGATGTTGCCAAACTTCAATATCTTCTTTGTATCTTCTTGATGATGTATTTCTACCAATCCATCCGTTTGCTAATGAAATTTCAATACCTCTCATAGTACCACCAACAGCACCCACACCAGCAATATTATTAAATCTAATAGAAGGTCTTAATTGTCCAGCATCCATTACCTGTCCTAAGTGACCTTCATAGTTTGCAGGTGCACCTTTAGTCCAGTTAATATTGAATCCTCTATCAACACCGGCCTGATTAAATTCAATCCTGCCATCTAAAACTGATATATCACCTTTTGTAATTGTAACAGCAGGATTTCCTTTTCCCAAAAAGTTTTGTACATTTATACCTGCTTTTGTTGCTGAATTTTGTGATATCTGAACAAAATCATCTGAGGTTGCTCTACTTATTTTTGCGTACTTATTTACATCTTGTACAATAAATAATCCTTCATCCGTTAATTCCGTTTGGTTCAATCCGAGAGTTAAGGTTACGTCACTTGGTGTAAATACCATACCACTTAAGTCCACAAAACTACTAGCTCCAAATGTTATGGTGCCATATTTGCTTACAGATACAAATACATAATATGTAACACCGCTTGTAAAATATAAACTAAGTGGGTTGTTTATTGTAGTAGTTTGGTCTTCATCACCACTTGTGGTTACGTCTGGGCCTTCACCAATACGAATATTGTGTACAAGAGTACCCACACCAGGAGTTGCTGAATTATGAATTTCTATATAAACATCCATGCCAATATTGCCCGAATAACCAAATGATGCATCCATATATGGTGATAGAGACCCCCAACTTGGAGTAGCCTGTACATATGTACCGGTTGTACTTGGCGTAAAACTATTATATGCAACTGAACGATAATCACCAACACCACCCCATGTATACGAATAATATGTATCGTTTGGCAATTCCTCATTAAATGTTGGTGGGTCTATTGTAACAGTACCACTTGAACCAGGTGATGATAACGCTCCCTTACGAATATCCAATCGTTTTACATCACTATCATCATAAATTTCAATAGCAGGTACACTTGGGTTTAATTTAATGTTTGAATTGGCATCTCTCAATATATCACCATCAATTACCCAACCACCAATATTACCACTATCAGCTGTAACTTTACCAGCAATAGTTAAATCATTTCCATCAAAAAATAATTTACTACCTAGTGAAAATCTATTATCACTATCTACATAGAATGGTGTATTTGTATTATTATAACTACCAGTTCCAATAAAAATCTTTTTATTAGCACCATCTAATGTAATACCATTATTACCTACTTTAAATGTATTAGAAAAATAACCATTAACACCAGCAACCACAGGTGAATATATAAAACTAGATGATATAAACGTACCAGGAAATGCACCATCTGCTAATTGTTGAGTTTTAGCTACTGCATTTTGAAAAGCTGCACTAGATGTTAAGTTAGCTATATTTGCTGCTGAAGTAAGAGCAATTGCTGCCGAACTTGATGCTGAATTATTTGCATATGCTTGCGTTGATGCGTTACCACTACCACCTGCTACTATATTCAAATCTCCAGATACTTCTAACGCAGTACCGGTCCATCTAAGATAGTTAGTACCAGTTGCATTTTTTAGAGAGAATCTTGGTTTATATTGAGTAGGCCCAGTTCCATCATTATAGATTCCCAACCATATACCAATATTATCATATCCAATATTAGCGTATTGCCCAATTGCCATATACGGGTCTTCTCTACCACCGGCCAATACAATATTTGCAAATGCACTACCACTATTGTTACCAACATTAATTGTATTTTTTACAAATGATTCTTCAAATATTGCAATTTTAGCTGCTACAAAGAATTCTTCTTCTCCTAAAAATTCCCAATATGCATTATTTCCACCAGCTGTTGGCGGTGTAGCTGGTACTGGATTTCCACTTTTATTATATGTAGTTGGTCCACTTCCACTTATTGCTGCGTAATAAGTTACAGGAGATGTTCCGTAAATAACAGCATCTCTTCTTTTATTTTGAGTTTCAACTGAACCACTATAATCGGTGGTGTTATTCCACTCACCTCTCATTACTATACCAGGACCAGTGGCTCCTTCAAAATTAATTGATAATGATTGTGTTTTATAAAGAAGTAATCTTCCGTTTTCAATATTAACTTCATATACAATTTCTGCAACTGGATACGTTTCCGGTGTTGTCCATCCTGTCAAATCTCCTATTGTTGCTATATCATTAAATGTTGATAATATCTGGCTTCCAGATAAATTTTCTGCTAAGTTTAAATGCGATGATTTTGAAAATATTTTTACTTGATATTCCCCAATTGAACCGATATCATTACCAAATTGGTCTGTTGTTTTTGGACTAAATCCAGGTCCACCTCTCAATACATCAGTTTTATGTAATAAAGGTACATCTCCTTTAGTTGCTTTAATTTGAGTACCAGTACCAATTACAGAAAGTTGTCCAGACACTTTATAAACTGCTGATGAGTTTTCATTTGTTAATTGAACATTATATGCAGTTGGTCCATCTTTTATACCAGTTATAGTTAATGAATTTGTTGCTCTTATAGGTGCGGATGGTGAACTATTACCATCACGAATGATAACAGACCATTTTGCATTTTCACCGGGATCTACTGCATCCCCAGATTCAATTTCATATGTTGCTGTTTTTGAACCAGCACTTGTTTCTGGAATTGGAGTTGGTCCTGTTCCAGTATTAGTATCATCATTTTTATAGAAATTAAACCAAATAGCTCCAGTTGTATTTGTTGCAGTTGCAGTTAATATTATCGGGTCTAATGGTGATGTTACAACACCATCTCCATCAAAATTTACTGTGTTTGTAGTTGCTTCCAATGCTACTGCTCTAGCATTTGGTGGCGCTACATTTTTAGTAATGGTTTGGGTTCTCTCTATTACCGATGATGTATAAACATGTCCATTTGTTAATGAATATGGATTTACAACAACATTATATTGAATACTTGAAGATACATATGGATAATCAAATCTATTAAACTTAACAATACCAGTATCTCTAGATGATGATGTAATAGTTTCCACCATAATATTTGATGGTATTACAGATCCTCCTGTTTGTATTCTAAATGTACCAGGAGTCATTGATTGCGTTGTAAAAGTTAAATAATCATTTCCTTCTCTAACTTTAATCGTTGTATTGGCACCAGCATATCCGGCCGGAGATACATATCCAACTTCATCAGCTTGAATAGCAGTAGCTGCAGGTGATATGATTACTTCTATTGGTGGAGGTCCATCTAATATTTTTGTATAAGTTTGTATTACACTAGCAGTATAAACTGATGATGTATAATATGGTTGTATTTCCAATGGATATGTTACACTACCACTTAAATTAGTTAAACTATTTGCAGTTCCTATAAATAAAGAACCAGTAAAATCTTTATTAAAACCAGGTCCAGCTGGATTAATTACAAAACCCGGCATTATATTAGAAGATGTAATAGATGCTTGTGCTATATAAAATGTACCTTCTTTTCTACTTGCCGTATATATCAAATATCTAGACCCTTGCTTTAATCTTATATCCGTTACCGAAGATGAATAACTATTAACTATACCTTTTGGATTTGCTTTTAATGATACATTAGCTGGGTTTATTTCAAATACAATACTCTCATCACCAGGTTTACCTGCCGGTATTATTGTAAATGTTTTATCAACACTAACCGATGCAGATGTATATGGTTCAGTATATGTGTAAGTTATTGTTAATGTCTTACTTTGATTTAATGGACTTCTTACATAATTACCATATGCAGGATTTGGTGCTTGAGATATTATTAGATTATTATCATCATCAGTTGCAACAACGGAAATATCTCTATTCCAAGTACTACTATGAGTTACATAATAAACCCAATATTCAGGAATAAAATCTTTGTTAATTGACATTGATGGATATACACTCAACGATGATGTTAATGGGTCTGTGTTTCTACCTCTTACAAAGAAAGAACCAGTCACATTTGCAATCGATGGAATAAAATTTAAACTATCTCTGAAATTAATATTAAATACATCAGTATCATATGCTACAAATCCAGAATCCAATCCATCCTGAAAATCAGAAAGTACTATTGAAGTTAATACAGAAGATGATGCGATATACGCTGGAACACCTGCTGCAGAAGATGATGGCATTAAATACAATGTCAATCGTTTATCAATAGAATCTCTATTAAATATTGCGTTGTAGTTTATTTGTTTACTACCAAGTGAACCAGTAGTTACTCCTTTAATAAAATTACTTTGAGTAACATACATTAAGTTCACAAATCGTTCAGGCTCTAATACAGGATTAAGAGATGCTGATAAAACGTGTAATTGTATATTTCCAAAATTCTTTACTGCTGAACTATTTAATATAATATCATTTATACCATCAATACGAACTGCCTGTACTTCTAAACTTTGAGTACTACTATTTCTAATATCAACTCCTCTGTAAGGTCTGATTATGTGATTAACTCCGCCAAAACCATCTAAAATTTTACTAATAATAATCGTATCTTCAAAACCCTCACACTCACCTTTTATTTTTATAAGTTGAATGTTTATATCACTTCTAGAACCAGTAAAGTTAGCAACTCTTAATGTTGGATTATCGCTTTTAATATCATCTAACAAACCCGGATATTGGCCACTTCCAGAATAAAGTGGGTCTGGTCCAGCATAAACAGATGCTGTATAATCAGAAGCAAATAGTTCATTACCAAAGAAATCAAATGATTGTGATGTATATGTTACTGAACCTGTTAATAAATTTTTGGTAACACTAAATCCTACAACCGTTGGCTCTACTGGATTTGAGCCAGAATCAAATGTAAAATATAAATACTTTGGATTAAATACTAATCCTTTTTGTAATCTTTGTAAATTACCACCATCAAATGTTTTTGTTTGTTCAACTAATACCGGAATGTAATTATTGTTAATATCATAAAATTCAAAACGATAATTAAATGTTTCTTCCGGTAATGTTCTTGGTACAGGTTGTATAAATGTTATTTCATCAGGAGAAAAAGATGTCTCTTGTGCTGCTACAAAACTCACATTAGCAATATGCCATCCACTACCCTTTACTTCAAAATACAATCTAGCGTTATCTATTTCTTCAGCTATTATATTATCGCTATTTGTTGATTTTTGTAATACAAAATTTGTAGATGTTATTGTTGTAATAGGTTGGTTTACTTGTACAACTCCATTTGTAGATTGTTTTGAACCACTTAAAAAAGCTTTAATGTAATTATTTGGAGATGCATTTTCAGTTAATCTTACATTAAAATTTAAATTATATTCTGCATCTTTTGTTATTGCTAGTGATTTTGTTGTATAAAAATAATTAGTAGTTGGACTATCTAATTTAGCAGAATTAAATAAGAAACTTTGATTAAATTGCGCAGATATACTATTTGATGATGTTACCCAATAATCTTTTATTATATCTTGTGTAAATATACCATATACTTCTTGATTTTTAGTAGTTGTTTCTAAGTCTAAAAGTAATTCGTTAGATTCCAATACAATCTCTTGCACAAATTGATAATCGGTAACATCCGATTGAGATTTTCTAAATATTTTAACTCTAGCAACATCACCAACAAAAGATGTTAAGTCTGTTAGTTTTATTTTTGCAAAAGAACCAGTTAAAGCACTAGCAATATTACTTGCTCCTTCCACATAACTAAATGTAGAATTATATGCTCTATTTGTAAATGCTGCAACTACTCCAGATGCATCTATATACGGCTGTGTTACTACTATTTCGTTTTTATTTATTACTTCCGATATTACAGGAGAATATGCTAAACTTGGTATATTAATTAAATTACCTTCCATTGAGCCTGTAAAAGCACTATTGGTAGTTTGTAAACGATATGAGGTTGGTTGTTTAAAATCAGATAAAAATTCTCCAGTTCTAGGAGCTATTGGAGTACCTGTTACTAAACCCGTATTAGTTACATTTGAAAATCCTGCCGAAAATATTGGTTTAACTATTTCAGTTATATCAACTTTTGGTCTTCTATAAAATCTTACTTTATCTTCGTTCCTTAAAAGAGTATTTATATTAAATGATTTTTGCCATTTAATATTATAATTATTTTTCCACTCATCAGGTACCTCCCTAACAACACCACCTTCATCCAAATATGTTTTTAATTCACCTAATATTGTTATAGTTGCTGGGCCGGCTGGAGTATCTTCATATACATAAACTGAAATTAATTTTGATGTTCCTTCATAATATTCAGGAATACCATTACCTATTTCAACATACAATGGATTACCTTCAACATCTAATACTTGAATTTGAACCTCAGTAGATTGCATTAAATGCTCACATCCTTCAATTAAAAAACCATTCTTACCACCAGTAAATGTTTCTTTGAATTCGGTAACTCTAAAATATTGAGAGTTTGCTACCGTATCTTTTATAAAAGTTGCGTACGCACTTAATGGTTGTGCATAAGTTAATCCATATTTTTTTATTCTTGCCATGTGGGTTTCTATTATTCTTATTGATAAATATTCTTAATATTTTTTATCATTATAATTATATATAGAAAACTAAAGAAAACTAAAGAATGTTATGAAAAAATACGCAATGATACAAATAGATGCAGAAGTACATCAAGCATTAAAGGAATTTTGTAAAGAGAAAGGATATAAGATAAATGGGTTGGTAGAAACGCTTATAAAAGAAAAGGTGCAGTCTTTAAACAAGACCACACCTAAAAATGTATTACCGGTTATTAGAAGTTAATCTTACTAAAACCATCTATTTTTTTAATTTCAATAAGTCCATCTACAATATCTCTCATTTGTTCTAAGTGGGAAATTACCCATATAAAATCGAATTGAGTTTTAAGATATTGCATCATCATAAAGAGTGATGATAG